GCTATACAATCTTTGGCTTCGATGTATCTCCATCTCGCCGCAATGCGAGCCTCGTTGCTGGTCAGATTATGGGTGACGGGAGAATCGGAGTGGGAATCTTGCAGACATGGGAAAGCCAAGTCTCAGTCGATGACCTAAAGATCGCAGCTGACATCAAAGGTTGGGCTGATCAGTATCGGCCGAAGATGATCTGCTATGACAAATACACGACACAATCAATTAGCGAACGCCTTGCCAATGCCGGACAGATTACGACGGATGTTTCAGGACAACAGTTTTATCAGGCATGTTCTGACCTTCTCGATGGTCTAGTCCACGGCAGAGTTGTCCATAATGGCCAAGCCGAACTCATTCAACAGATGAATAATTGCGCGGCTAAGGTAAATGATTCGTCATGGCGTATCGTCAAGCGTAAGAGTGCTGGCGATGTGTCAGCGCCAATCTCTTTAGCAATGGTCGTAAGTATGTTGATGAAACCTCAACAGATCGCAGCAATCTACACCGCATAGTGTATAATTGCACCCTATGGGTATCCTTTCGCGCCTTACGGGTGCAGCACCGAAAGCAAATGTCGAGGCTCAGTACGCACCTCAAGTTTTAGGTGAGTATTCACCTTATGCGATGCCATTCCAATTCGCTTATGTTGGTCGCACCGAAGCAATGGGCGTCCCTGCCCTAGCGCGTTGCCGCAATCTACTTGCTGGCACAATCGGCACCATCCCACTCGAGCTTTACAAAAAGTCTACAGGTGAAGAATTAGGAAAGCCACTTTGGCTTGATCAACCTTCATATTCACAGCCCCGTTCTGTGACTATTGCCTACACAGTTGATTCACTTCTATTCTACGGCCAAGCATTTTGGCAAGTAGTCGAGACTTATCAGGAAGATGGTCGCCCATCACGCTTTGAGTGGATCGCTAACAGCCGAGTCACAGCGACACTAGATAGAGATAATGTATTCGTCAAGTCATACGCAATCGATGGCACGACAGTCCCAATGGACGGCCTCGGATCACTTATCACATTCCAATCATTAAGCGATGGCATTCTAAACACAGGCGTTTCAACAATTCGCGCCGCACTAGACATTCAGAAAGCCAGCGTAGTTGCAGCGGCGACCCCAATGGCAACAGGTTACATTCGTAACTCGGGCGCAGACCTTCCACCTGCAGAAGTACAGGGATTGCTTTCAGCTTGGAAGAACGCCCGCCTTAATCGTTCTACAGCCTATCTCACATCGACTCTCCAATATGAAGCAGTCGGATTCAGCCCTAAGGACATGATGTATAACGAGGCTATTCAGAATCTTGCAACAGAAATCGCTCGCCTTTGCAACGTGCCACCTTACTACGTCTCGGCAGATCAGAACACGACAATGACCTACGCCAACGTCCAAGACGAAAGGCTTCAATTTCTGACACTATCCTTGCAGCCGTTCGTTTCTGCCATTGAGGATCGTCTTTCAATGGATGACATTACGGCTCGCGGAAACATCGTGAAATTTGATCTTGATAGCAATTATCTCCGCACCGATCCACTTAAAGAACTTTCAATCATCCGTGAACTTCTTGATCTCCAGTTAATCACACAGGAACAAGCGATGGAGATGACAGACCTAACACCTAATGGAAGCGAAGGCATGCAATGACCGATCTAACTTTCTTTACCTTAGAAGCATCTGAACTTACCGCCTCAATGGATACACGCGAAATCTCAGGCAAAATTGTGCCAATGGGAACAGGCGAAATTGGAAACACAAGCGCAGGCGCCGTCATATTTGAACCCGATTCAATAGAGATTCCAGATGCAAAGTTGGTGCGTCTTTTGGCGCAACATGACATAAAGCAACCTTTGGGTCGGGCTTCAAGTTTTGAAATTAGAGAAGGGGATGGCATTTACGCTACCTTCAAGTTAAGTCGCAGCAGCAAAGCGACAGACTATTTATTGATGGCACAAGAAGGACTAGTCACAGGTCTGAGTGTTGGAGTAGAAGTAAAATCATCTAAACCTAAAGATGGTGTTCTACACGTCACTTCAAGTATCTTGCGCGAGGTCAGCGCCGTCACAGAGCCGGCATTTAAGTCAGCTCAAATCACTAGCATTGCAGCCGAGGAAACCGCACTCCAGCAGTCGAAGCAACACCTACAGTTGAGGCTGCCGCAGTTGAAGCTGCTCGCCCTGCTGTAACAGCAATGGCTTACACAAAGCCACGCATTGAAGTAACCGCTGCAAAGTATGCAGAGAACACAATTCGCGCAGCACTCGGAGACGACTCAGCTCGTCAATGGATTCAAAGTGCGGACAATACAACTGACAACGCAGGCCTAGTTCCTACACGTCAGCTTTCAGAAATCATCAACCCACTCGGAACAACTATCCGTCCATCAATCGACGCGATCTCACGCGGAGTTCTTCCAGATGCAGGCATGACTTTCGAGATCCCAAAGATCACACAGATGCCTACAGTTGCAGAGACAGCAGAAGACGCAGCATTTTCTGACACAGATCAAAATGCAGCATTCTTGTCAGTATCTGTCAAGAAGTACGCAGGACAACAGACATTTTCTGTTGAATTGCTAGATCGTACATCTCCAGCATTCTTTGATGAGCTCGTCCGCAACATGGCAGCAGCTTACGCAAAGACAACCAACGCAGCAGTAAACGCTGCACTCATCGCAGGTGCAACAGCAGATGCAACCACAACAGTTACATACCCAACAGCTGCAGAGCTTCTTGGCATCGTTGCTCGTGGATCGGCTTCTGTCTATGGCGCAACAGCAGGACTTCCAAATCCATTCGCTCGCAACATGGTCGTATCAACAGGACAATGGTCTAACATCATGAGCCTTAACGATGCAGGACGCCCAATCTACACAGCGTCACAGCCAATGAACGCAGGCGGAGTTGTAGCACCTACATCTCTTACAGGTAACGTTGCAGGTCTTAACCTCTACGTCGATCCAACCAACGCAGGCGATGGCGATGGCACAATCCTCATCGTGAACCCAGATGCGTACACATGGTACGAGAGCCCAACCTACCGCCTACGCGCAGAATCAACTGCAGCAGGACAGGTAACAATCGGCTACTACGGCTTCGGAGCAATCGCTACCAAGGTCGGCGCTGGCGCATTCAAGAACAACAAGGCGTAAGCCACCCTTAAGTCATTGGCGGGGTAGTGCCCTTCTACCCCGCCAGTCTTTAGAAAGGATCAGAGCATGGCATTAACAACAGTTGCAGAGCTTCGCACCGCCCTAGGCGTTGGGACTCTCTATGCTGACGCCACGCTTCAATCCGTCTGTGATGCAGCGGATAATGTACTTCTCCCTTTCATTTGGTCAAATACCCTTTCTATCATTGGGCACAGCAATACAGCTAACACAGGCACATCTTATTTTGCAGATCCAATCACAGATGTTTTATATGTCGGTGAGACAGTAGTCATCACAGGCGCAGGATCTAAGCACAACGGATCAAAAACTATTACAGGACGCGATACTCGTTCAATTACTTACGCAATCACAGGCAACAATAACGCCGTGACGCCGCGCCACCCGATCAACCCTTACGGCTTACTTTCAGCCGAGACTTACCTTGACCCTTCAACAGTGCCAGCAATTCAAGAAGCTGCACTCATGATCTCGATCGACATTTGGCAGAGCCGTCAAGCACCATCATCCGGCGGAGTAACCATCGACGGATATCAGCCTTCACCTTATCGCATGGGCAACACCCTTCTCGCTCGCGTCCGTGGCCTTATCGCGCCTTATCTCGATCCGAGATCGATGGTGGGCTAATGGCCGCCATATCAACACTCCGAACAGGTTTAGCAACAGCCCTTATCGACAATGCTAAGTGGTCAGTCTTTAGCTTCCCACCTGCAACCCCTATTGCTAACAGCGTGATCGTCGCTCCAGCCGATCCTTACATTTCGCCGTCTAACGGATGGCACGCATCTATCTCGCCAATGGCTAACTTTACAATCTCAGTCATGGTGCCGTTGCTCGATAACGAAGGCAACTTAAATGGAATTGAGGACAATGTAGTCCGAGTGTTCAATCTACTCGCTGCATCCTCATACACCTACAACGTCACAGAGGTATCGGCTCCGGCTGTCCTTAGTGCCGTTTCAGGTGATCTACTTACATGTAACATCAATATCTCAGTCCTAACGAGTTGGAGCTAAAATGTCCGAGTGGGAAAAAGAGCAAGAAGCCTTCCTGATCAAGATCGGGCAGGTAGCACCATCAACACCTAAGGCAGTAACTATCAAGAAGGAAGAGGAATAATCTCATGGCTGTATTTCTAAACAACAAGGTCGGCGTGAAGGTTAACTCTGTCGATCTTTCTGATCATGTCACCGCTGTAACACTCAACCGCAATTTCGATGAACTCGAAGTAACAGCGATGGGCGATGGCGGACACAAGTTCGTCAAAGGCCTTGAGGCATCATCTGTCACAATCGATTTCCTTAATGACACCGCATCTGCAAACGTACTTGCTACCTTGCAAGCTGCATGGGGAACCAACGTCACAGTAGTGCTTCTACAGGAAAAGGGAACCGCTGTATCAGCGACAAACCCACTCTATACAATGACATGCCTTATCAACAACACCACCGATATCAACGGAAGCGTCGCTGACCTAAGTGTCCAAAGCCTTTCCTTTAACGTCTCTGGTACTATCGCAGTTACACCAACAGGCACATTCTAAGAAACTAAACAAAGGGGCACAGCATGGCAAAGTTAATAGTCACACTAGCGGACAACAGCGTTACCGAGATCGAGATCACACCTCGCCTTGAATACGCGTTTGAGCTATATGCTAAAAAGGGATTTCACAAAGCGTTTCGCGATGATGAAAAGCAGTCAGATGTCTATTGGCTTGCATGGGAAGGCCTTAGGTTAAGTGGAGCCACAGTCAAGCCATTTGGGGATTCTTTCCTTGAAACTCTCAAGAGTGTCGAGGTTGCTGAGTCTGACCCTTTGGCTTAGGCAGGGATAGCATCCACTATCTCATTGCTCGTTTGAGTATTGAGACGGCTATCCCGCCACAAGATTTGATCGATTTAGATCCATCAATGCTTCAAATGTTATTGAAAGCGTTGAAAGACCGAGCGAAGGAGCAGAGCGATGCCTACAGAGCTAAAAGGCGCTAACGCTTTTCGCAAGGCTCTTAAGCAATTCTCGCCTGATCTAGACAAAGAGCTTCGCGACGAAATGATTGGATTCCTAAAGCCAGTCGTC